GTGCAGCCAAACGGCACTATTACATATGAATACAGGCTAGACGGAAAATCCCGTAGCTTAAACAGATTACACAAACACCTGGGCATGGAAGCACCCACAAAGGTAGATGTAGAAGGACAAGCGGCTCTAGCAGAGAGAATAATGCAGGCTCGAAAAAGAGTGTATGGGGGTGGATTTGGATCAGTCTGAGTTAGAACTAACAGAAGATATGGGGCGATTTTACGATAACCCTTTAGAATTCGTAAGATATGCATATGAATGGGGGAAAGGTGAACTAATATCTTCAAACGGTCCTTTTAGATGGCAAAAAGACCATCTAACTGAATGGGGTAAACAGATTAAACTCCGAAAATTCAACCACACGAATCCAGAACCGGTAAAACCTATACAAATGGCAGTAGCAAGCGGTCACGGCATTGGTAAATCAGCATTAACTGCATGGATGGTTAACTTTCTGATGTCAACCCGGCCTTTCTGTAAAGGAACATTGACAGCTAACACAGCTACACAACTTAGTTCAAAAACTTGGGCGGAGGTCGCAAAGTGGACAAGAAGATGTATTACGGGACACTGGTTTAATGTTAGCACAGGTAAAGGATCTATGAAGATGCAGAACAAACAATATCCTGATTGGTCTTGTACGGCACAGACGTGCAGAGAGGAAAATAGTGAAGCCTTTGCGGGGCAGCACGCGGAAAACTCAACCTCTTTCTATATTTTTGATGAAGCTTCCGCGGTACCAGACCGGATTTATGAAGTGGCTCAGGGTGGGCTGGTACGGGGTGAACCTATGTTTTTTTTGTTTGGTAACCCAACCAGAAATACTGGTTTCTTTAAAGAGTGCTTTGGGAACGGTAAAAGAAGACACAGGTGGATTACCCAGCAGATTGACAGTAGAAATGTTGAGATGACCAATAAGGCGCAGCATGCAGAATGGATAAAAGACTACGGGGAAGATTCTGACTTTGTGCGTGTAAGGATAAAAGGCCAATTCCCACGTACATCAGCTAGACAGTTTATCCCATCTGATTTGGTAGATGCAGCCAGAGGGAAGAAAATTCATCCTTCTACTTATATTCATCGGCCTAAGATACTTGGAGTTGATATCGCACGTGAGGGAGATGATCAAACTGTAATCATTTGCAGACAAGGGCTTGCAACTTATGGTCTTCAAAAATTCAGGGGGCTCAGGACTCAGGCAATTGCCGGCGCGATAGCTGAGAGCATCAAGAAGTATAATCCAGATGCTACTTTCCTAGACATGGGAAATATAGGGGCTTCGGTTTACGACCTCTTACAAGACTGGGGATACGATGTTACAGGCGTTTGGTTTGGCGTGGAAGCTGATCGGAAAGATATATACTTCAACAAGCGGACTGAAATGTATGGGAAGATAAGCAATTGGCTGGCTGAGGGTGGTGCATTAGTTGATGATGAGGATCTATGTTCGGATCTTATTGGACCATTGAAAGGGTTTTCTTCTAAAGAGCAAATAACCCTTGAACGGAAAGTTGACATGAAGAAAAGAGGGCTGGCAAGTCCAGATTGTGGGGATGCACTAGGGTTGACCTTTGCCTATCCAGTGGCATCGAAAAAGGACATCATGCAAAGGCATAACAGAAGACAAAAGCAGGTGCAAATTGAGTACGATCCGTTTGCACCAGTAGGCAGGCGGCAACAACAGCAGTATGAATTAAGGAGTATAGGGTATGAATAGTTCTGGAAAGGCTGGTTCGATTCCAGATCGTTTACCGAGGTCAAGGTTGAGACGGGAGCTTGGTTCGAGTCCAAGTGATTGAGGCTGTGATATTAACCTTCGCAGCTAACTCGGGTGAGCAATGGTACGGTTGCCAAGTACCGTTAGTTAATCCAAGGATTTGGGTTGATGCTTGGCACTTTTCCAGAGCTATTCATATTAAAAGGAGGGGGGGGGTAATGGCTAAAAAGGGACAGCGCAAACAAGAAATATATATAGGCGACTGGGGAACAAATATGCAGCCGGCTGGCGATTGCTGTGATGAAGACTTATTGGCGTTAATGAATCAGCACAAACCTAAACGCAGAACTCCAGAGGAAAACGAAGCAATCAAACTACGTAGCAGGGAATATCACAGGAGGTTAAATAAATGATAGTCCATATACATAACAAACCTTCCTGTTTCAACCACCTTGAGCAGGCAGGATATCAATATTATATGTCAGCAACGGAAGCTGAAGACATTTGTTGCTTTGCGATTCTGAAGCAACACGAGGAAGCCATGATTCATCTGGAGATGCTGGGAAAATTCACCAAATCTAACTACGAAATAATGTCACAGGACTTCCACTTCGTATTAGATCTGTGCGAAAAGATGCAATGCAAGAGACTAGTGGCAATTAACAAAGAATATGAAGACCCTAAATGGCCTAAGTTTATAAAGCTGTTCGGGTTTCCAGAGCCGACTGTTTTGGCAGTTTCGGCAAGGGAGGTATAGAGTAGTATGGGAGTAGACCCAATAACCATAGGGCTGTCCGCTGGAGCGGCTGGCTACTCAGGGTATCAGGGGTATAAAACGCAAAAGGAATACAAAAAGCAGAGCGAAGAAGCCATGAGGCAGCAGCAACAAGCTATGGCGCGAGCCCAGGCTACAAAACCCGAAGCTGATACAGGCGGCGGACTGCTGGCAACTGCACGCAAAAACCTTGCACGCAGAAAGAAGCTTACAGAGCAGGGCAGGCGTAGCACGATTTCAACGTCCCCGCTGGGTTATACGGGGCAGGCGTCCGTTGGCTACAAAACTTTACTAGGGGGCTAAATGTTAAACATCCATCAAATACAAGCAAGAGACTTACCAGACCTATGGTTTCAGGCGGTTCATGACATCCTGGAAAAAGGCAAAAGGTTTTTCATAGACCAAGGATCATGATAAAGCTCAAAAAGCTTATGATAAAATCAAGTAGAGGTGTAAAATGTCAAAAAAAAAATGCTTTTGAGACGACTTTAAATTATCTCGAATCTATTATTATATCTTCATTACTGGTTTATATTTCTTTGCCAGACAACGGGAAGAAAATTTATGTAAATTTATTTTTAATATTTTCCAGTTTTAGCTGCATTGTATTAATTTGGAGGATGTTTCTTTATTGGTATAATTCAGATTATTCTTTACTCTATGTCAAGTTGTATGGTCGTAAAATGTTCTATATCATTATAATATTTTTTATTATAAATATTGGCGTATGGTTCAATTTTACGAATATTTACACAGTTTTCATATTCCACGTACTTTTATTATTTTCGTATGATATTTGGGATGATAGCGTAAGACTGAGAGTGGTTCTAACATATCAGCAACCGATTTTAACTGTTTTAGAAACTTTTGATTTGATAACTGAAGGAGAAAAATTAACAATTCTTGCAGATATCTCTAAGGATGATAAATCAGGAAAAAAGAGAAAAGTGTATTTTTATTTAAAAAAATATCAAATAAAAATTACGCCAGATGAATTTAAAAACGTGCTTTATATGCATTATGCGGCACGTCTAATAAGCGACCCAGAAAAATTAGACCCTCCAAACTTGGGGGCAAAAACTGGCTAAACTAAGGTGTATGAAAGGATAAAAGGGGATGTATGACAGAAGCAAAGAAATACCTTCAGAAATATGATGCGTTAGACAGTCAGTACCAACCTTATGGGGATCTGTACAAAGAGGTTACTGATTATCTATTGCCTGCACATGGATCTTATCTGGACAGAGGCGATCCGTCGCAATCGCAAAACGTGTACAGGTACGACAAGATTATCAAAAGTGTCGGCTCGCGAGCAAACCAGATATTCGGTGCAGGAATGCAGGGTGGCTTATGCTCTCCAAGTCGTAGGTGGTTCAGGATGACAATGGCAGATCCTGACTTGGCTGATTTCTCCCCTGTGAAAAAGTGGCTGCATCAGTGCGAGCAAATCATGTACAAACTTTATGCTGGGAGCAACTTCTACACTGAAGCTCACAAGGTTTTTGAAACTGAAGGTGGTTTCGGGAATGCTGTCATTATTCAAGAAAAAGATCCTTACAGCGCAATCAGATTCAAGTGCTTTGATATTGGTGAATATAGGCTCGCGTGTGGTGCTGATGGGCAAGTTGACACTTGCTACCGAAAACTATGGATGACTGCGAAGCAGATAGCGGAAATGTTTGGAACAGATAATGTTAGTAATGCGATTAAGTCTTGCCTTAATGACGACAAGAATCCTTATAGGTATTTTGAAATTATGCATGTTGTTGAACCACGAACGAACAGAGACCCCTCTAAGATGGACAACACTAATATGGCTTATAAATCATGCTGGATGGAAGCCGCTGACAATCAAGGCAAGCTGCTAAGGAATAGTGGTTTTGAAGAAAAACCTTTTGCAGCTCCAAGGTGGCGGACAGTGAATCAAGGCGCATACGGTTTGGGCCCGGGAATTGAAGCTGTTGGAGCAGCCAAGATGTTGCTGGAAATGCAGAAAAACTTGATCAAGGGCATGCACAAGCAAGTTGATCCGCCCCTTAATGTGCCATCACAATTCAAGGACATGATTTCCCTTTTGCCTGGCGCAGCAAATTACACCGATTCAGCCGACGCAAAAATCACTCCCATCATGGCTATCAACCCAGACTTGGCAGGGCTTCAAGCCCTTATCAACGAAGATGCTTTCCAGGTTGGGCAAGTTTTTTTCAACGATCTTTTCATGATGATCATGAATGCTGACCGTGCTGGCCGTGAGATGACAGCTACTGAAATCCTACAGAGGAAAGAAGAAAAGATGTTACTGTTGGGTCCTGCAATTGACAGACAATTGAAAGAATTTCTGAATCCGATGATTACAAGGACTTTCCATATCTGCTTAGGAGGTGGGCTGATTCCACCCCCACCTCCAGACGTAGAAGGGCAATCTTGGGAAGTTGAGTTTGTTTCAGTGTTGGCGCAAGCTCAGAAGCTGGTCGATGGACAGTCAATGAGTGCCTATCTGAATGAAGCTGAAAGGGTGGTGCAATTTGACCCTAACCTTGCATTCAAAACCAATTTTGAAAAATATCTTGAAGAGTATGGCGAGGTTGTTGGTATTGCACCCGAGATAATCAGAACTGAAGATGAATATGCTGAAATAATCGCAGGCATTATGCAGGCACAGCAACAACGTGAACAGATGGAACAAGCTCAAGCAGCGGTTGGCGCAATAGGAGAACTAGGCAGGGCAAAAACAGAGGGGACAGCCCTGGAAGGTTTAGAGGAGGGGTTATCAATATGAGTGTGAGTGTTTGGGTTTTCGATGATCTATGGGAAGAGGGTT